TTGGCATCGATTCTCAAGATCGGCGAGCGCTGGCGCGCCCAGATCCGAAAGCAAGGGCGGAGTATAGCAAAAACGTTTCGCACTAAGGCAGAGGCGCAAAGCTGGGCATTGGATGCCGAACGCAACATCGAATCGCCCAAAGCTAGCGGGAAAGAGACCGTAGGCGAACTCATCGCCGCATATCGGACAGCACGCGAACAGTCGGGGCGGCCTGTTGCGCCGAAGTCCAACGAAGAATACATGCTGCGCAAGCTCAAGGACGCCTTCGATGAAGACTTGGTACGCCATCTCAACACCGAACGCATCATCCGCTTTGCCCAAGATCGAAAAGTCGCCGGCGCTGGTCCATACACGATAAGTATGGATATCTCCAAGCTGGGCACAGTGTTGCGTCACATGAGTAGCATCAAGAATCTCGGGCTACCCGATATCGTCAAGAACGCCTGGCCAGCGCTGAACCATCTCAAACTTGTGGGACCTGGCGGCAAACGCGAGAGGCGACCATCGGTCGCCGAGCTTCACGCGATCTTTGCGTGGTCGCGCGAACACCCCGAATACAAGGTACCGATGGAAGACATCATCCGCGTGCTACAGCAATCCGCCTTCCGCCGCGGCGAAATCTTCCGTATCACATGGGACGACCTTGACGAAGCACGACGCTTGGTGCTGGTACGCGACCGAAAGGACCCGCGCCAAAAGCAAGGAAACAACGACTGGGTTCCTCTTATCGGTGACGCCCTCGACATCATCTTGCGGCAATCACGCGACGCTGCGGATGGTCGGATTTTTCCATACCAGCCAGGGACGGTCAGTAAGTATTTCAAATGGGCTTGCGACGACAAGAAAATCGTCGATCTGCATTTGCACGACTTGCGACACGAGGCCACCAGCATGCTGTTCGAAGCTGGGTGGGATATTCCAGAAGTCGCGGCCGTTACCGGCCACAAGGACTGGAGAAATCTCAAGCGATACACCAACCTTGATCCTGCCACGGTTGCGCAGAAAGGAAAGCTCCTGGAATTCAAGAAGAAGACGGCGTGACGGGTGCTCTCATTGACTCAGTGCGGTAAAAAATGCAGGACACAAAAGGTCAACTGCCTGGCTTGACAAGACCCGATAGCGTATCGCGCCGCGCCTTCAACGCATAGATTGCCTGTCGTAGCGCAACGATCTCCGCATCGCTCTCAGGCACTTTCTCGGGGTTACATAGAGCGCGCATCCGCTCTTCCAATCGCGCGAGTTGAGCTTCGCTTTCCTGGATCGATCGTTCGATCATCACAAAATCCCTTAGTTGCTTTCCGCGCAGCATAAGTTGGACTCCGTTGGGCGACCTCATCGCTGAAATATACGTCGCGTCGAGGACGGCTTGCAAGGTCGAGTAGCGATCAAGTCGGAAGACGCCCGGGCATGGGCGTCCACGCCCGCGATCTAAAGTTTCTGCGATGTCAGATTCAAATTGAATCTCGCGATCGACCGAACGACACTATGTTTGCATTTCCCTGAGTCATTGGGGCGCCAGCTGTGTGGCGCCCGCTTTTCTATCTTGGCCATGCCTCAACTGTCTTCCGGTGCCGCGCAGCGCAATCGCCGAAAACTCGCAGCACCACATCCCTGCACCCACGCCTGCCACGCGTCATATGCGTCCGACTCGGACTTCGGCAGCTGCGGGCATAGAGCCGCGAGGCTACTGTCCAGGTGCGGCAGCGTTTTGCGGGCGGTGGTTCAACGCGTCGTAACTGCGCTCACAGGCCTGTCCGGCGACGCGGCTGGCGTCAGCGTATTGCGCCAACTCTCCCGCTCGAGCGTCAGCGCGCCCGAGCACGTCGGCAAGCAATACGACGGGATCGCGGGCTGGCGAGCCGCCTGCGATAGCGCCGGGATCGCCGGGCCGGATACTGGCGTTGACGAGCGCGGCAACACGGGCGAGCAACTCGCGACGAACAGCGTCAGCGGCACGAGCATCATCGCGCGCCGCGCTGGCTTGTTGGATGGCCGCATTGGCAATCTCCGTTTGTGCCGTTGTCCGGCGTTGTTCCTCGAGGCGGGCACGGTCCACTGCGTTGACTTGTGCCAGCGCCTGGTTGCGCTGTTCCGCGGCATGCTCGGCACGCAGCTCGGCGAGCTGCTCGCCCATCCGCCAGCCATTGACGGACCAACCAGCACCGAACAGCAGCGCTGCGATCACCACCAGGCCGACCAGGCGCCACGGCACCGCACTAATCAGCCGATTCAAGATTCACCTCCCGGCAGCGGAACCCGCCCCGCATAGCGACGAATCAGGAAAGCCGCGAGGACCGCGCCGCCGGCGAGCGCCATCACCACCAGGGCAATAGCCAGCATCGCCACTGCGTGGTCATCGTCATCGCGCGAGAACAGGGATGACACCGCCCCGAAGGCATCGCCCACCCCCCGCACCGCGCCGGCCATGTTGTGGGCCTGCGCGAGCGTGTTGTAAGCCGCAACCCCCATGTTGACCAGCGACCGCTCACGGAAGGCCACCAGCCACGACTGAATGGTGATGACCAGCCCGGTGCCGAGCGCCGGCACGATGATCAGCAGATACCAGAGGCCAGCCGCACCGGAGGCCGCGGACTTCGGCAGCACGCCCAGCTGCAGCGCGATCGCGCCCAGCACGAAGCCGATGACGCTGCTAAAGCCGATGGCGGCCTGAATCGCGCCACACCAGGCGAGCACGCGCGGAAAGCCGCCCAGCGCCTTGGACTCGATCCACACCCCACCGACCGCCCAACAGTTGAGCCAGCTCACCCCGAAATTGAGGGCCAGCAATACGATCAACATGAACATGCTTTATCTCCAATGATTTCAGTTATGCGACAGCGAGACAGGCCTTGGCTTCGCGCCAGTAGTCCTGTCGCGACTGCCAGCCGTTCGGAAGGCCTGTTGCCTTGTTGCGCCCATTGATCGCGATACTCAGACCAAGGAAGTCGTCGCGGTCGGCGTAGCGATTGAGGTTGTGCGTGTGCCAGTACCACGCAGCCGAAGCAGCCGCCGCCTCGGGCTGTTCCAGTAGCTCGGGCGCGGCCAGCAGATCCAGATCGAGCCCCAAGCCACATAGCAGGTAGTTTTTGCGCCCGGTGATCTGGATGAGGCCGCGCCCCATGAAGCGCTTGCCATCACCGGGCTCGGTGTTGCCGAGATCCGCGCGGCCCTCATAGCCGCGCTGCGCGGCGGTCGGCCCCCACAGCTCGCGCACGTAGACCAGCTGCCCGGACTCGTGCGCAATCTGCGCGAGGAACGCGGCCAGGCGCTTCGGCGTACCGATGTCGAACAGGCCGGTGGCCGCCGCGAGCGGCAGCGCAAAGAGATCGGCGCGGCGCCCAGACAGCGGCATGATGTCGCGCAGCATCGATGCGGTGACATTCATGGCGTGAGCTCCCGCTTGACCTCGCCGACGATCTCCGCAAGGTCTTTGTCGCGCCGGCGATTAATGAAGTTGAACAGCCACCGAACCACCGCCCAGCCCGGCAGGCCACAGGCGAACACGAGCCCGAAGAGCGCCACGAGGCCGATATAGCTTTCGGTCCATGATTGCAGCCCGTAGTGCTGCACGACTGCCGCACCGCCCGTCACGCTCGAGACAAAGGTCGTGATGAGCGCCACGGCCCATTCGCCCACAGTGCGTGGGCGCACTAGCACCATGACGACGATCGCCGCCAGCCCCCCGCCACCGGCGGCGACGGCCGCAGGCCCACCGACCGCCTTGAAGCCGGCCACCCCGGCCGCCACCGCCGCGCCGCCACTGATTGGTTCAGACATGATTTCCCCGGAAAAGAAGAAGCCCGCTCGAGGCGGGCAAAAGAAAGGGCCACCCGAAGGTGGCCCTGTGTGCTGGCGTCGATGTCTCAGAAGTTCGAGACGTCGAGCACCATGTACCCGTAGTTGTCCTGCCACTGCGGCGTCGGAATGAGGTTGCCCTGCCCCTCATAGATAACCGAGTTGACCACCGCCTCGTAAAACGACAAGGCAGCAGGACCATCGAAACGCACCACCGCCGCCCTCAAGAACTGCATCATTCTTGGATTCGGCACCCCTACCTCAATGGCCTCGACCGGCATGCTGTATCGGAGGATGCTCTGCACAACAGCGATGTTCCCGACGCTGTATGCCCGCGATATCCCGGTCTGTATCGGATCCACGGTTTGCGCGTTCTGTGTGATGAGCGTGTCGATGACGCGCATGTACTTCGCGCGCGAGTCGAATACAACGTCGCCGGCGACATTCCAGACCCGCAGCCCATAGTTGCCCGGCAGCAGCGCCAAGTTTGGATAGTCGAAGAGCCAGTAGTCCACCCGCACACCGCTTCCCTGGCACTGAAAGTAGTACGTGATCTGGTTTCCAACCTGCGATATCACCTGCTGCACGGTCGGCGCCGTGCTCCGCCAGGCGAGAACCGGAGCATCGGCTGGCAAAGTCACGATCGCATAGAACCACCCCGTCTCACTGCTGACGCCCCCTGAGAAGACGGAACCCTTTGCACGAAGCCCGAGATTCCGGTACGTGCCGTCGATCTGGACGAACCCGTGGCTCCCCCAGATCTTCATTCCATAGTCAGCCATCAATAAATCCCGTATGCGATCCGCACCGACCTCGGCGTGATGCCGAACACGAACTCCCACCAGATCTGCCCATTGTTGAAGTACACCTTGGGCGCGGCCGTGAACGAGTCGAAAACACGGGCATCCCGTACGCTGATAAACGGCTCGCCGAGCGCCAAGCGGCCATCGGCGAAGACTCCGTTGGCCGCGCCTGTATCGAACTCACCGAGGAAACGCGTAATGCGATCAGTGATCTTCAGGACCGAGTTACCGTTCTCGTCCCATACCTGCAGTCCGTATTCATCCATCGCTACGCCACCGACAGGTTGCCGAGCTGCACCATCTTCTGGCCGTTCTCGTTGAAGGTACGCAGCGCGTTGCCATCCATGCGATTACCCGCTAGCCCGCTGCCGCCAAGGAATAGCGACCCATTCTTGTCGAGCTTCCATTGCGGCTGACCCGTGACCGGGTTGACCACATTGGACTGGATGATGTCGCCGATCATGAGATTGGTAATCCAACCAGTACCGATGAGGGCCTGTGCGATGAAGACTTGGCCGCCCTGCACCACAAACGGGGTCGTCACCACATCGTTGGCGACGTTGAGCAGCGCGAAGCGGTCCGCCTGGAACAGGATCTGCGACTGGATCGGCCCGTTCTCGTTATCAATCCCGATTGCCATGCCCGCGCCGTAGTACTTCCCGCCGGAGGACACACCGACCTTGATCGTGTAGGCGGCGGAGATCTTGCCGTCGAGCGCGACCTGAGCGGAGGCCGTCTGCTGCACCAGCGCCGTATTCGAGCCGATCTGCGCCTGCAGCGTGGTCTGCTGCAGCGCGAGCGCCATATCCCCCTCCTGCTGCGCGGACTGGATGGACTGCACACCAGCGAAGATCTGCTCCGAGCCCGCCATGTCCGTATCCGACCCCGCGAAGGGCGGCGCGAACGACTCGATATCTGACAGCAGATCCTGCGCTAGCTGCGTGCGGCCGATCTGCCCCGCCAGCACGCCGAGAATCGGCCCCGCATCGGCACTGCTTTGCCCCGCCACACCGATGCCCTGCGGATACCAGGCACCGATATTGCCGCTCTTGTCCACCAGCCGCGCCCAGAACCAGAAGCGCTTGGCGGCCGCGAGCCCCATCATGGTGTGGGTAGTCTGCGGATACGCGAAATCGGCCAGCTTGATCGCATCCTCGCGGCTGCTGGTCTCGCTGTACCAGATCTCGGTGCGCTCGACATCGGACGGCCCCGGTGGAAAGCCCCAGTCCAGCCGAATCGCCATCACCAGACCGGTAGCGACCAGCGACGTGACCACGGGCGGCGGCGACGTTTTGCCCGCCAGGTTCGTCTCGACCGAGTAGGCCGGAATCGACGGCACATCCAGCGCGTTGTACGCCCGCACACGCGCGAGATAGGTGCCGGCATAGATGTTGGGCACTTCGATGCTCAGAGAGCCCGTGCGCCCCGCGGTGACCCACTCGCCGTTGTCTCGCCGCCACTCGACGGCGTACGCGATCGCCTTTTCCGCCGGCGGCCAATTGATGGTCATCGTGGTGGACGCAATGCCCTGGTCGATGATCGAGTACGACCCGATGGCGACCGCCGCAGGAGGAGGCTGTACGGACGGCGGCAGCACGGTGATCGGCCGGGGATCGAGACGCGTGCCACTGTCGATGAACCCATACTTTCCCGGCTCGTGCCGCAGGGCAGTGATAGCGCGCTCGATTCCATCACCCTCGGAAATGCCAACGATGCGAAACAGCTGTGTCTTCAACTCGGCCGACTCGGTTGCCCAAACGGATTCCGGCTGCACGTCCTCGGTCCAGTCAGCATTGACTCGCACCTGATCGCCGTCGATCTCCATGATCGTGCGCGACTGCGTGCCGCCCGAGGGCAGCGCCACGATCAGGGTGTCACCAGCCTTCGCCTGGTCGATCTTGTCGAGCGTCACGGTCAGGCCGGACGCGGAGCGCACGCGGCCACCAATGCGACGGCCGGCGCGCCGCGGATCTGCGACATGGACCACGTTGCCCGGCGCCACCATCCCGGCATCCAACCCGACCTTGAACGTGACTGTTTCGGTCTCGAGCCGACTCGTCAGGAGGGTCCACAGGCCCACGCGATGCGCCTGCCCTTGGGAGGTACAGCCGAACGCCGTCAACTCGACCTCACGCACGCCATAGCGCGCAATCCCTTCATCATCCGGAACATACTCGACCTTGGCCCGGTACATGTCCGACGGGTCGTTCCACGAGACGAGCGCAACGGTCTTTCGCGCCTTGAGCCCCACACCGGCGTAGGCGAACTTGCCGTCCACAACGTTGGCCGCCGTGAAGGTGTAGACCGGATCGGAGGGCATGTCGGCCATCGCCATGACGGCGCCGCCCGACCAGTACGCCATGCCGCGGAATACGGAAACCAGATCCTGCAGGACCTTGTACGCCTGTGCACGGCTCTGCAGATAGCAGTTGCACGTGAAGCGCGGCTCCATGCCGCCGCGACCGTCAGCGACGAGCTCGTCGCAGTATTGACCGATCTGGTACAGGTACCACTTATCAACCATGGAGGCGTTGATTCGATCGCCCAGCCCGTATCTTGCGTTCAGGAGCAGGTCGTAGAAGATCCACGCCGGGTTATCCGTCCACGCCACCTTGAACGTTCCATCCCACACGCCCGAGTAGTTCCGGGTCTGCGGATCGTAGTTCGACGGGACGCGCGGGGCGCGGCCATAGAGTTCGTACGCGCGCCGGGGGACGTCATTGAACTGCCTCGCATCGATCTGCAGCGCCATGATGGCGCTGTTCGGATATCGCAGCTTGGCGTCGATCACCTCCGTGTACGAAAGGATCCTCGTTGTGTCCGCCACGGCGCTGCTGTTCGCGTTTGGCGTGATACGCCGGATACGAACAGACCATCCCTGCGTCGCCGGCGGCAAATCGATGCGATGGCTGCGCTGATACTCGCTGGTCGTCTTGCCATTAAACGAGCCCTGGAGGACCGTCTGATAGCTGCCGCCGTCCGTCGCGACGTCAATCGCGTAGTCGATGACGTACCCGCTAATATCGCCTGTGCTCGTGTCGGCTTTCGATAGCGAAGGCACCGCCATTCGAATGCGGATCGCCGACAAGGCGAGGTTGGTGAAGGCGTGTGACCATGGAACCTCGGAGGTCAACTCGACGTTGACACCCGTTTCGTTATCCACCGATGGGAAGCCGGGAATGTAGTCCTGATCCTGCGTGCCCAAGCGATACGCCATCGACACGTTCTGGAAATTCATGCTGCCGTCCGCGTTCATGAGCGGCGTATCGTTCAGGAACACGCTCTGCAGCCCATTCACCAAACCGCCAATCTCACCCTCGGAAACGAGGTCCAGCACCTTGGCGTATGAAATGGAATGGAGGCTGTCCGGGCTTTCCGTTGGCGCGGAGCCTCCACCGCCCCCCTTGCCCCCGCCATAGCCAATGATCTGACGCATTTGCGCACCAATGAAAAAGCCCCGCACGAGGCGGGGCTGTGGATGGAAACGTGGCGTGTCTTCTACGCCTGATCCTCGGCGTAGATGCCGCCGGAGATCACTGCACTGCCGACGATCATGCGGCCGTACAGGATCGGTACCGGGTTACCCTGAGCGCTCGTGTTGACCGGGCCGTTGAAGTTGTAGCTCGCGCCGTTGTTGGGCGAGTCCTTGGCCGATAGCCCCCGCGGCTGCGGCGATAGCATTTGCACCACGCCACCCACAATCATCGCCGCCCCGAGTTTCATTAGCGGAGCCCCTGCGCCGAAGCTAAAGTAGCTCAGCACCGCCCCGACGACGACCAGGATCGCGCCGGCGATGATCTGAAAAACGCCCGCACGCTTACTCCCCTGCAGGATGGGCGCGATGCGGATGTCATTCCCGCCCGGTGGCTCGTGCAGCCGCTTCTCGGTCAGGTTGTCCTTTCCGACGAATACCGCGTAGCGAACGCCGCGCTCCTCGCTCGAGGAGAGTTCGTGCCGGAAGCCAGGCAGCAGCACGCAGAGTGCGCGCGCCGCCTCGGCCGCGCTGTCCACCGCCAGGCGATGAACCCGCCCAAAGCGGGCGCCGAGCTTGCCATACAGGCGGATCGTTCGAATGCGCTCGCTCATTTCAGCCCCAACAGCAGCCAATAGGCGCGAAGCTTGGACCGGGTCGCGAAGTGGAACAGAGTCCAGTATTCGGCGAGCTTGTCTTCCGACAGCCCCGTCCACCATTTGTAGAAAGCAACGACGATTGCACGCATATCAAAGTCCCTTGTAGCGCAAGACGCAGCGAGTGATTTCCTGCCAGTAGCCGCCGTACACATCGCGTGACGACAGACGGTCGTGGAGGTGATGCAGCATGTGACCATCACCGAGGTAGATGCCGGCATGGTTAGCCACTTTCGCGCGCAGCTGCATGAGGATCACGTCACCGGCCTGCTCAGGCTGGTCTTGCGACACCGCAACGAATCCGGCCTCGGCGTAGTGACGCATGTACAGATCCTCACCGCTTTTCCACCAGTCGTCGCGCCTGGCGAAGTCCGGCAGATCGATGCAACGCTCGCGGCGGTACCAGTCTCGAATCAACGTGTAGCAGTCCAGCACCCCGTGGGAAAACTGGCGCCCCACGAGCGGCGCCTCATAGCCCGAGGGAACGATCGTGCGGAGATCATCGGCGGGCCACGAAAGGATGTGCCACGGCAAGCCAGAAGCCTCGCAACTGACGAGATCCGCCTCGCTGGGTTGCGCCGGAACATCCGGATGACTATGCACCACCGCAACGATCTCGCCCATGTCTTCCGCTGCCGCGTAGTCTTCCGCCGGCAGAATGAAGTGCTCCGAGCCTTCGGCCGCGTTGCGGCACGGCACATACTTTCCCCGACCATCGACAACCACCACCAGCCCACAGGCCTCGCGCGGGTAGTCGCGTTGGGCGTGCTCCCGCATCGCCTGCAAGATCTGCCGATCCATGCTCAACTCCTGATAAGGTCCGCCGCCGGAAATGAACCGAAGGGCAGCGGATTGTTTGCGCCGAACCGTGCCTTGCACGAGGACAGGCGACCGCCGCAGCGGTCGAGGGACGGGTCCGCTACGGGGTTGTCGTCGCGGTCGAACATGGCGGCGCCGGTGTAGCCACAGTTGGGCCCGCGATATCCACCTCTGGCTAGCCAGCCACACACGTTGGCGATGACCTGGCGCGCGGGGATCTGCGCGTCGCCGAAGTCCAGCGCGCTCGACAGCTCGAACGTCACATACTCGAGAGGCAGCTGCTCCCGCGGCCTTTCGATGAACCACAATTCCGGCGGCAATTCCGCCGTGGGATCCGCTTCCGCGTTGCCATCAGGGAAGTTCGCCGCATCGAGATACTTGCCGAGCGTCTGCCGACGCACCACCCGCGCGCCTGCCAAGCCCTGGAGGAACAGGCAAAGCGCCGTGATTGATCCGTCGATGTCTCCCACCTTGATCGTGGGCGTCGGCTGCTGGCCGTCGCTGACCTTAGCGAAGCCCTCGACCTGAATCGGCCACGGCGAGTACTCCTCCCCCTGCCACCAGATCGGACCAACCTGTGTGTAGCCATGGAAGCGCAGCACGTCGCCGCCGATCACCGTGGCGTCCAGCTCGAACAGCTCGGTCCACTCGCCAGGCTCCAGCTTCTGGATGTCGGCGTAGATCGTCATCGCGTCTCCAGCTCGACCACCCGCTGCGCGAGCGCGTCGTGCGCATCGGCCAACTCACGAATGGCCTGCAGCAGCAGGCCAGCCATGTTGGCATACATCACCGATAGCGTTCCGTCGCTGGCATCGGGCACCGATACCAGCTCCGGACACACCTCCATCACCTCCTGCGCGATGACGCCGATTTCGACCTCCCCGAGCTTTGGCGGCAACTCCGGCCCCACGCTCTGGCTGGGCTCGCCGCCCTCCGCCTCTCCATCGGGAAAGGCGTATGGCGCGGTGGATGGCAGCATGCGCTGGAAAGTCACTCCGCGCAGCGCCCTAACCTTGGAGAGCGCATTCTCGATCGTTCGGACATTCGCCTTGATCCGCATGTCCGAGCCCTGCGAGAGCGTGCCGGCAAGCGCCAGGCTTCCGCCGCTGGTCAACACCGCCCGCGTACCCGTCCACGCGCTGCTGCCGTTGGAGTTCGCGAACACCATGGAGGCGTCCTGCTGCAGGAAGATCATCGCAGCGGAAACGCCAGGGATATGGAACTCATATCCCGGCTGAGTTGAACCCTGGCTTTGGAAGACGTTGCCCAGCGTGGTTGACCATGCGCCATCACCACGAAAGAAGAACCCGCCGCCCTTACCAGGATTGGTCGAGATCTTTCCGGCGAGCGCGGTGTCGACATAGGTCTTGTCAGCCTTCGGCAGCAACCCGGCATCCACGTAGGCCGTATCGGCTTTCGCCGCAATCAGAGCCCGGAGAACGGCGTTGGCATCAACAACATCAACGCCGTTGCTGTAGAGGAACGCGGCGGTTCCGCGCGCCACCACGACGCCCGCGCCGCCCTCGGTCCGGAACTTCACCGGGACATCAGAGCCGGTAGTGACGTTCCACACAAGCCACGTCCGCTCCGTCGCCGGTACCGTCACGTCCCGCGCGCCCGTGATCGCGCCGCTCAGCTCGATCACCCCGTATTGAGCCTGGGCATCCGACAGGGAGACCAGACCCGCGGCGCCTGCGATGTCCTGCTGCAGCCTGCCCGTCGTCCGGGCATACAGTTCGTCGAAGTTCGCCATGGCCTTGAGGAAGGCCACACGGGACGTATCGCCGTTCTGACCCTCAGGCTCGCTGCCGAGATTAATGAGTTGCTTTGCCATAGCTTATGGGGTGAACCATTGCTGAAACGTTGTAGAGACGGAGTACACGCCCTTGGCTTCCGGCCCGGGCGTGTACTCGGTGACGCGGTACCTCCCGACTTCCCCCAGCGGCGGCGTCCAGAAGAACGACTTGGCGCCGGCGTGCCGATCGAAGAAGTCGCAGATCGCACGAATGGTTTCGCGATCGCCCACGAACTTGAGCGGCCACGAACCGACGCGGTTGTTGATGCCGTCCGGGACGGCCTGCCCGTATCCGTCACCGAACTGCACAGATCGGGTACGGAGCTTGATGTCGCCCTGCACGCTAGGGCCCAATGCCTGCCACGTGAACGTCTCGGTTGCCATATCAGATTGCTCCATTCCGGATCTGCGCCGCGTAGCCGCCCTGCCCGCGCATGTTCTTGTCCATGCGCGCATCGATCCGGCTATCGACCTGCTTGAAGAAAATTTCGAGCTGCTTGTTGCCGGCGGCATCCTCGGACTCTCTCACCTCGGGCTGGCTAGGCGCGCCGTAGATGTTCACGGTGACATCGCCGCCCACCTTGCCGTTCGGCACGATCGTGCCGGGCGAGCTGGGCACGAAGATCTCCCGACCCTCCTCCCCCACGAGGTACGGCTGACCGGCGACCACCGGGCCGCCGCTCGCGCGCGTGGCCAGGACATTGCCGAAGAGGCTTGATCCGGCGCCGCTCGACACCAATCCACCCGTGCCGAAGAAATCGCCGGCCAGCGGCGTGGACATCGAGCCAGACGCACCGGCCAGGGCCCCGGACGCACCCCTGAACGCCCCCGCGCCCGATGCCAGGCCATCACCGCCACCACCGAAATAGGAGATCGCCGCATTGCCGATCATCTGGAAAATGCCGGAGATGGCGGCGCGCGCCTGTATCCGCGCAAGGTCGGCGATGATGGATTTGGCTAGGTCGCCGAATGACGCCTTGCCGGTCGTCGCGAACGACACCAGGGCGTCCTCCATCCCCTGGAACGCATTGCCGAAGAGCCGGCCGGTCTGATCGGCGACGTTGGCAGCGTAGTCCTGATAGTCCGCAAACGCGGCCCGCGCCCCGTTGCTCCAGTCCGCGCGCTTCTGCGACAGCTGGTCGTAGTAGCGCCCGAGCTGCTCGAGGGCGGTGCGCTCACCGGCATTGATCTTCTCGAGCTCGTCCTGGAATAACGGGGTCCCGAGCTGACCCTTGTCGGTCATGCTCTTGATCCAGTCGGTGCGGACACGCGAGAACTCGCGATAAATGCTCTTGGCGGCGTTCACCTGCTCGAGCGCACGGCTCCCCTGCCCGAAGGCGTCCAGCTGCCGGGAATACTGATCACCGCGGGCCTGCTCACCCTCCCGGATGCGGACGTCGATCCCGGCCGCTTGTACGCGCGCCTGCTCGGCCAGGCGCGCCTGTTTCTCGGCCTCTTTGGTCTGCGCCTTCTTCGACTCGAGCGCAGCGTCGCCGGCGACGTTGAGCGCCAGCTGGGCCCGGATCTCGTCCTGCCGTGCGAGCAAGCTCTTCTGGTCGGCCGTCAGGACCTTCTTGGTCTTGATGTCCGCGATTTCCTGCTCGAACTCGGCACGTTTCTTCTCGGCGGCCGTCAGCTTGTCCGTATCGACGAGCTGGGCCTGCACCGCCGCACCCGCTTGCCGCAGCTGGTCGAGGTAACGCGTGCCGAAATCCTCGGTGTATGCCTTCTGCCGCGGCGTGCGATCCTTGTACTTGGCCTCGATCGCCGCAGCGCGCTTCGCGTATTCGTCCGCCGAAAGGCCGACCTTCTCGGCGTCTTTCTTCAGCTGGTCGATCTCGTCGGCCCGCTGCTGCGCCCGCGATCGCGTCGCCTTTTCCTGCGCGTCCAGCCGCTGGCGCGCCGCGATTCTCTCGTCCTCGTCGCGCCGCTGGCGCCCTTCGGCCGCGGCCTTGTCGGCATCGGCCTGCAGCGCCGCCTCCTGCTGCTGCAGCGCTTTGAGACGTGCGAGCGCGCCCGTACGGCGACGATCGCCGTTGCCGGTGGCCGCGCCGCCGGCGGTGGAGTCGAAGCCGGTCGGCGGCCCCATCTTTTCGAGATCGGCCTGTACGGCGGCGATGTTGCGCCGCACGTCCGCGAGCGTATCCGGGCGCCCCAGCCCGAGCATGGAATCCCATGCCCCCTTCGCCGCGCCCGTGACTGCGTTCCAGCCGCGCTCCAGAAAGCCGAGGTTCTGCAGCACCTGGTTGGCACGCTGCGTCATGGCCTCGGCGTAGGTGCGCTGCGCGAGCGCTGCCGCCTGATCCTTGTCGCCCTGCTCCTCGAGCGCCTTGATCTGCTGGTAGACCGCGTCGGTCAGGTAGTGATACTGCTCATTGAGCTTGAGCGACGCCTTCACCGGCTCGTCGCCGAGGTCGGTGAAATGCCCGACGGTCTCCTTGACCGTCACCCCCACCTTGGCGAGCGTGACCGTCGCGGTACCGACAACCTGCAGCTGCTCGGCCGCGACCTTGCCAGACGCCGCCACCGTGTCGAGCACCGCAGCCGCCGCACCTTGCGTACCGACCGCCTTGCCGACCTCGGCGGACAGCGCCACCAGCTGGTTGGCACTCTGCCCAACATAATTGCCGGTCAACGTCAGGGACCTCTGGAACGCGCCCTGTTCCTGAGATCCGCTATGAGCTGCAAGCGCCAGCGTCGCAAAGGCACCCGCCGCGAGCGCGGTCGGCGTGATCAGACCGGTGATATAGCCGCCGAGCGCACGAGCTGCGGGGACGATCCCACCGAACATATCCTTGAGCTGGCCGCCCTGCTGCGTGAGCACGAGGAGCGCGCTCTGGCCGCCTGCCAGCTGCGTCACGATATCCGTGAACTGCGCTGGGACGCTGCGGAGCGCTGCAGCGATTTGCGCTGCGGAGACGCCCGTTTTCTTGAGCGCCTGCTCGCTTTCTTGAATCCTTGCGATGAACGGCGCAGCCTGATCGCTGACACCTAATTGCGCGGCGCGGTAGGCCAGCCACTCGCTGCGCGTCTTACCGAGCTGCTCGGACTCACGCTGCGCACCGGCCAGGAACCGCTTGGTCTTAGCGTCGAGCTTCTGGCCCAGATCTTCGCTCTCACCACCGACCTTGCGAAAGTCTTCCGTCGTGGACTTGCTCGCGTTGCCTACTGCGTCCTGCAGCTGCTTGACGGCCTTGACACCCTCCTGCATGCCAGCCTTGACGCCCGTGGCGTCGGCGCCGACCTGCAGGACGGCCTTGCCGGCGACTACGCCGCCGTCGGCTTGATCTGCCATATCACCCCTCATTCATTGCCGCGAGCGCGGCGTCTTCCATGACCTGGATGGAATCGAGCATGATTTCCCACTGGTTTCGGGGAACCCGCATGACGCGCAATATCAGCGGCAGCACGTTGTAGTCGAGCCCAATGGCGCCACGAAACCCTGTGCGCCACTGGGTCGCCATCCGACAGAAGACGTGGAAGGCGAGCGCGTTGTCCGGCCAGAGATCAACCACCGGACGCGGATAGTCCGCCGGCGTCAGGCCGAAGCCCGCGAGCTTCCCGGCGTCCGGCGGACGCCAGTACAGCGCCCGCGCCGCGGCTATCAGTTTCCCCGGCGCGCCCCGCCCAGCTCGTCGAAGTACGCTTCGCTGATCGCGCGCGCCGCGAGGGGGTAGTTGCCCAGCAGTTCAGCCAGAGCCTCCTCGGAGAACGGCATATCGACATCGATCCAGTCGGCCACCACCTCGACCAGATGCTTCGCGTAGGAGCGCGGACCGGGCTGCTCCCCGTCGTCGCTCAGCGCGGCGCCGCGGCGGTAGTACTCGTCCGCTTCGGCCGACGTCTTGTGCCTGAACACGAGCTTGAGGGCCTTCGGCCCCTCGCCCGGAACGTGGACCTTCGCCGTGCCCATGAACGTCGGATTTGCCTTGACCTTGAAACTCATGCCTGGGCTCCCGAGTAGCGCGTCGGCTCGCCTTGAATCGACAGCGTGACGGTCAGCGCCATCGCCTGATTCTTGGTCAGCGTCGGCACCTTGTTGAACGAGACGATCGCGGCGTAGTAGATCTTCGAGCCGCTCGGAAGAACCAGACTCACGGCGCGCGCCTGGCGCTCGGTGTCCGCAGTCTCCAGCACGCCGTACTGCGGCAACGAGTCATCGTCGGCGATCTGCAGCGTCGCGGCGCGCGCGCTGCGGATCGTGGGAATCTGCCGCTCGTCGCCCGTGTCTTCGAGGAACTGGTAGTTGTAGAACTGCTGTTCCCCACCGGACATGCTCGATTCGAGCACCTGCGTGATCGGCTGCCAGGTCTGAACCTTGCGGAAGGTGCCGATACCCGCGCCAGCGGGAAAACGCGCAGTGTCAGTCGTGTCGATACCCTCGAGGGCGAACGTTCCTTGATCGACATCGATAACGCGCACCACGCGGCCATCCAATGCCGGCCAGCCGCTGGTGATCACACCGACATCGCCGTTCGCCAGCCCATGCGCTGCCGCCGTGGCCTGCGCGGGATTGGCGTTGGACAGTGCCGTGATCGTGATCGCCGCAGCGAGAGCGGTGGCGATCGAGTGGATTGCCCCGTTGGGCAGCTTCACAGACATAGGTCACTCCTGAAAAGAAAAAGGCCCGCACATGGCGGGCCGGGTTGGATCACGCCCGACTGGCGGGCACTACACCTTGAACAGAATGGAAAAGTCCTGCTGAGCGCCGTACAGCTTGGTCAGCGGCTCTTTGCGCGCCACGAGTCCAGTCATGACCGTGGCCCACATGGGCGCGACACAGAGCACGCCGCGGATCTGCCGCAGCAGCGCATTGACAGCCTCGCGATCGTCGCCCCACACGTTGATCTGGAATCGGCCGAGTTCCTCGGTGGGCACGCCCTCCAGATAGTTGAGCGGCTGGCCGCCGATCTGCTGGTAAGTCGCGTACGGCAGCGGGGTGTCTTCGGGGGCATCGTCAGGAAAGACACGGTCACCCACGAGCGGTCCGATAGTCGTGGCCAGGTCAGCCTCGATCGACATGCTTATCTCCTACAGGCACTTCGTTGCCGAAGTCATCAACGATCTTGCGCGACAAGACCTCCTGCACCTTCTCGACCGCACGCGCCTGCATGGCCCGCACGGCATCCGGGGCACGATCAAACGAGCTGCGCACAAAAGGAATCGCCGGCGCCCAACCAACGCGCCGCGGCGGCCCGGCGTTCCCTCGCCCGACCTTGCCGCGCACGATCCAGTGCCCGTACTCGATAAGGTGGCCGTGAGGCGCCTTGCTAGCGTTCCAGCTGATCTCATAGAACTTCGCGAGATCCGAGGACTGGTCCTCGGCGAAGACGTGGTAGATCGCATCTCGAAGCTGGCCGGGACGGATGTTCTTTCGCTCCCGCCCCTCATACACAGGCACCCGCAACCGCACTTCGTCGTACAGCAACCGGGCACCCGCGTATGCGATCGGCCGCACTACGCGCTCCTGCACGTCCTCCTCGAGCTGCTGCAGCGTCGCCACGAGGTCATCGCCTGACCATTCGATCATGGCCTCACCCCTTGGATGCGCCCAGCTCGACAACCAGATCCACGTGCTCGCGGCCCTCCTCGTCGGGCAGAACGGCCTTGATGTCGTACACCGCCCCCTTGACGACCACGCGCCAGGCGGCGGTGACGTCGGTCCGGTACCGGATGCGCATGCTGTACTGGACGGTCGAGACCTCCTGATCGGCCGCCATCGCTGACTTGCCGTTTTTTCCGAGGATCTGCGCCCACGGCCGCGCGACGTCGATCCACTCGTCCACGGGTTGCCCGGACGGCTTCCGGCCCGCCTGGCGTCGCTGCAGCGTGATACGGCGGTTGTTCTGGCCGATGTCCATGTCAGATCTCCGCAGCTTCATAGCGATGGATCAGCCGATCGGTGTAAGACGTTGGCACGTCGAACGTCTCAGTGCGCGTCACCAGCTGCCGGATGCGATCGCCCGTGCCCAGATGCAGGAGCATCCATTGCACGAGCGAACGCGGCACGTCTGCCGGCTGCGCGAAGGCACCACAGCGGAAGCGCACGCGAACCGAGGTTGCGTCCCGCGGCAGATCTCCAGCAAGGCGCAGCCACACGCCCAGCTCGAGGCGGCATTGCTCGATCGGCAGCACCTGGTCATTGCCGTCGGCATCGGCGTACATGATCGACATCACCTCGATCACGTCATTCCAAAGCCTCAGACGACGCTCAAGCGCGATCGCCCGAACCTCGCAGACCTGCGGCAACAGCGGGCGGCGCAGCCGCCCCTCCAGATCCTCGCGCGCCGCCACGATGCCATCACGGATATCCTGATCGATGTCCTCGTCGGCCTCGTCGTCGATCAGCAGATGGCGCTTGGCACGCTCCAGGCTGATTGCCTCCTCCACAGGAGGCGTGATGACGGCGCGCATGGCCTAGAGGCTCTTGGCGTAGGCCACCGACGCCGGATGCCCGCACAGCTCGCCGGCGGACGCCTGCAGCTCATCCGCGGTGACGCGCACGACATCATTGACCTTGCCGTAGCGGCCATCGACGAGCACGCGCGCCAGCAGCTGTCGCTGGACCGGCGCCGGGGCAGCCGGGAGGTCCGCAGCGTCCGAGCCATACTCGCGCAGCACAGTGCCGTCCGAGTCCACCATGCGCAGGCTGTCGGCACTGAATACCTGCACCGGCGCCGGCCCCTGCCCGCCAATCGCGAGCGTGCCGTTCGCGCCCAGAGCCCAGGAGCCGTCGGCCGCCGTAACGAACGCGGGCTCGGTCGCGGCCAGCGCCGCGGAAACGGCGGATGCCGATACGTCGCCACTTACAGCGACGCCCGGCACGCCGACGGGCGGCAACTCGATCGTGGTGCCGCCATGCGCGGAATCGCTCGCGCCCGCCGCCGCACCCGCTGCATTGTCGATCCCATCGACCGCGACGGCGGTCGGAGTCGAGCCCGTGAGGCCGCTCGCTGCGGCCAGCATTTCAGCGGTTTGCGCCGCCTGATTCTTTCTTCCTGCCATGTCTGGAATCTCCATGATGGAGGGCCGACCGTCGGCCCTCCTGTCAACCGCCGGGACGTTTAGGTCGCGGAGTTCTGGTAGTGCTTCAGTGCGCCGCCGACGTCGATCAGGTTGCCGCCCTGACGATTGAAGGCAACAAAGCCGACCTGCCCCTTCAGCGTGTAGGCGGAGTCGGTCATGCGGAAGATCGTCAGATCCATGACTTCGCGGATGGTGTACTTGGAGAAGTCCCCGAAGAGGATCGGCTTGGCGTTGGCGGCCATCTGCGGCATGGCCTGGTCAACGTTCAGCGGACGATTGAGCAGACGGTCCGGAGCGCCGCCAGGGTTGCCCTGCTCATAGCCCGGCACGAAGATCGGCCGGCCATCGGAGTCCTTGATCTTGCGCACCGCCTTGACGGTCTGGTCGTGCATGAGCCAGCCCACGCTGCGACCATTGCGGTATGCCGGGTCAACCGAATGCTCCAGGTCCACCAGGTCATCGTAGCCCACCGTCGCGGTCTGGCCGGCGGCGCCCACTTTGCCGGTCACGGACGCGGTGAGCGCCCCCATCGGCTGCGTCGTGCCGGTGCCGGTCACGTGGTGGCGACCGCTGATCCGGCCGATCCGCATGGCTACCAGCGCCTCGATGTACAGCTCGAGGTCGAACATGCTGTCCTGGATCAGCTCGAACGGGATGGCGATCGACTTGGAGCTGTACTTGAAGACTTGCAGCTGCATGTTCAGGAACGCCGTGTCCAGCGCACTGGCCGCCGCGTTCTCGCCGACGATTTCGCCCTCCTCGGCCGTGGCATCCGCAGCCGGGAAGTTCATCGCCGCGCCCGTACCGGTACGGATGACGGTGGCGAGACTGCGAAGTCCGCCATACGCCTTCATGGCCTCCGTCAGGCGACGGAAGTACTCGGTGGCAACGGTGTAGCCGCCTTCGGAGCCCGTGCCGGTGGACATGGCCGCCTGGATCTCGGGGCTGCGACGCGCGTTGTGGCGTGCCACATCGTCAGTCGTCAGCGCCTGGAAGCCGCCAAGCATGAAGTTGCGCAAGGCGCGCGATTCCTCGTTCTGCGCGCCCGGCGTGCGAATCGCTGCGTTGAGGAGGCCATCCGGGTTGCCCGCGGCGGCGTCTTCGCCAAGCTTCGCCAGAATCGTCTCGTGACGCTTGATCTCGGCGTTGATGGTATCGACCTCGGACATGCTGTCGTCGTAGGTCTTCTGGTGCTCGGCCGACCACGCCTTGCCCTTGTTGTTTTCCATCAGGCTGTTGATGTTTTTCGCGATCGCGTCACGGCGCTCCCGCAACGCTTGAATGCTTTGAGCCATGGATTCTCCAGGTGTAGAAAAAGAAAAAGCCGCCCGAAGGCGGCTGATACCGACGCGGGAGCGCGTCAGAGTCGGGTTGCCAGATCCAGCCGGCGCTGCATCGCCGAGAGATCGGGTACTACTGGCGCCGCCGGGGCAGGCTCGATGACCGGCTCCTGCGGCGTGTTCTGCACCGGCTTCGCTGCCGGCTTCGGTGCATTGCTGTAGGCGCGCAGGTTCCAGGCGCTTGCGCGGGCCTGCGCCTTCGCTCCGCTGCTGGCAAGGCGATCAGCGAAGCCCTTCTCGACGGCCTCGGCGCCTCCGAACCATGTTTCGGCTTTCATCCACGCCGCGATATCCGTGTCGGACTGGTTGGTACGCTTGGCGTACGTCGCAACGAGCGTGCCGTCGATCTTGTCGAGGAGATCGGCCTCGGCGCGCAGGTCATCGGCGTTGCCCCATAAGGCGGTCCACGCCTTATGGATCATCACGAACCCGCCTTCGGAGATCTCGATCTCGTCCGCTGCCATGATGAGGAAGCTGGCGGCGCTCGCCGCGAGACCATCGACATGCGCGATCACCTTGGCCGAATGACCGCGAATCGCGGCTTCCATGGCGCGCGCGGCAAACACGTCCCCGCCGGGCGAATCGACCCGCAGACGGATCACGCTGGCCGTGATGCCCGCCAGCTCACGCGCGAACGTCAGCGCGGAGATTCCGCCCCAGTAATCGTCGGCCACGATGTAGTCGTACAGGTAGACCGTGACTTCATCGTCGCCGCTGTCCACGACGTTGAAGAACCGCTCCGCCGAGCGGTTGTCACTCAGCAGCTGGAGGATTTTGTTTCGGCGCATCGGCACCCTTCCCTTCGTTGAATTGGTCATCCGGCTTCGGAGCCGGGAGATTGAAGATCCGGCGCACTTCCTTCCGCGTGATCCAGCCCGGCTCGCCGGCGCGGCCGAAGGCAATGCGGGCAGCCTCGAGGCGAGATTTGAGGTCGCCGCGCTCGAGCGTCTCGGTGTCGAACTCGACGTATTGCGAGCGATCGCCGCGGTAGATCTTGCGGTTGAGCTCCTGCTCGATCTTCACAAGGTGGCGCTGCAACGTGTACTTCACGAAGCCAATGCCCATCTGTTCGACACCACTGCCCCACCCCGTCGTTTTGTCGGTGTAGCCGATCATGTAGGGAGGCACGCCGAAGATCCGCGCCGTATCCTCGACCGACTTCTGCAGCAGCTCGAGCAGCTGCGCATCCTGCGGCGTGATACTGATCTGCTTGATGTCCATGCCACCGGTCAGAATCACCGGCGCACCACCCTTCACGCCATTGCCGCTGTATCGCTCTAGCCACTGCCTGCGGAGATCATCGATATCCCCGCCATCGAGCTTCTTGACGCCATCCTTCGGCTGCGTCAGCACGAGATCCGGTCGCATGTTGTCGAGCATCGAGTCCGCCTGGTCGCCGCCGGCCTGCGCAAGCGACACCGCATGGCGCAACACCCATCGGATCTGGGACATCCCGCGGCGCCCGTCAAAGCCGGGGCCAGGGACATGGATCATGTCGTCCTGATCGACCACCTCCACCGTCCCGTCATCGTTGTAGAGGACGTAGTAGAGGCGGTCTCGGTTGTCCGGGTAAGGCTGCGGATCAACCTGCAGCGCGTGGTAGGGCTTCAGGGTTGCGACGGCCGGCGAGAAGCGGCCCGGCCGTCCAATCCGCATGAAAAGGTCGCCATGCAGCAGCAGCGATTGCGTGCCGAACTCCCACGCCACCGGCGCCGACCAGCGAGGGTGCATTTCTTCATTCAGTACCCACCAGAGATCCGGCCGGAATGCTTCGCCGATACGATCGACACGCTTGTACGTCTCGAGCGTCAATGACGCGATCGCACCGCCGATCAGTGACACGCACGCATAGACCGCACCGATGCTCATCGCGCTACGCTCGCTGACGGGCCGCTTCCCACCGGGGAGGGTGCCGGTCAGCCAACCGTAAGCCTCGGTACCGTGCCGAATGTCAGACACCGGTACGGGCGGCGACGCCGCCGCCTGGCGGGCCGCCTCCTGCTCGGCGCGCCAGGCGTTGAGCACGACAGAGCCTTTCTGGCTCACGCGCTCTTCGTTATACCAATGGGTCATAGGACAATGATTCCGGATTCAGCCCTTTCGGGCTCGATTGCAACAGCGCGACTCAGCGCCATGACGGTGGCGACACCGGGATCGATGCGGCCCCTTGCGTTGGACTTCTTCTTGTCCGGTCGGAAGTTGCCGTTGGTGTCGAACAGCAGCGAGATGTTGAGGACAGCCCAGCGCAGCACGGGGTTGCCACCGTGGCGCAGTTTCTCGCCGTAGACCAACTCCTCAAAGCGGCGCGCCCCCGGATACATCCCCTGGGTGTTCTGCGGCACCTTGACCATAAGGAAGCCCTCTGCCATCAGCTCCTGCACCAGCTGAGCGGCATTCCATTCGTCGAAGCCGATCTCCACCAGCTCGAACAGCTTGCGCGCCTCACGGATGCGCTCCTTGACCGGACCGTAATCGACGATCACGCCTTCGGTCACCTCGAGCCAGCCAGCCTTTTCCCACTTGTCGTAGCGGGCGCGCTCGTCTTTCGCCTCCGACTGCTGCTTCACCTTCTCGCGCGGGCACCAGCTCCACACGAGGACATGCCACTCGCCGTTCGGTTCGTCGTCGGGCGGCGGGAACACCAGCGAGAAAGCGGTCAAGTCCTGCGTTGCCGATAGGTCCAGGCCGCCGTAGCACCGCCGGCCAGCGAGTTTCCGGATGTCGAACGCTTTGCCGCCCTTGTCCCACTTCTGCGCGCTGATCCAACCGTCCGCGGAGTTCACCCAGACGTTCAGATCCTTTGTGAGAAAGTTGGCGAGCGCGCTCGGCAAGAACGCTGCCTTGCGCGCCATGGTGCGCATGTAGTCAAGGCGCTTGGAGCGGCCGAGGCCGGGATTGGCCTTGTACCAGTTGCGCTCATCGAAAGGATCGTCGCCGGCGTCCAGCGTGTAGATGTAGCCGAAGTACGAATCGTCGTGGCGCTCGCCCTTGAGGATCTCGATCAGGAACGCACGCTGATCGACACACACGCCGTCGAGGATGAAACCCGCCGTGGTGATCGCGGACAGCAGCGGCTGCGTCCGGGCGCCGAGCGCAGACTCCATGACCTCCCACACGTCGGGCGTCTTCTGCGCATGCAGCTCGTCGAAGAGAATCGCTGATGGGTTCAAGCCGTCGAGCGACTCGGCGTTCGCCGGCAACGGTTTGAAAACCGAGGTATCGAAGGTGATCTTCTCGAGGTTGGTGCCCTCGTGGATCTTGAACGACCGCTTCACGCCAGGCGAGCGACGAGCCCACGAACGGAAGTTGTCGAACGCCGGCCGGAACACCGACATCGCCTGCTCACGCGTGGTCGCGACGGCGTACACCTCGGCGCCAATCTCCCCGTCCATCATGAACAGGTAGGCGCCCTGCGGCCCCTTCCACGTGCTCTTTCCGTTCTTACGCGCGACCTCTTCGTAGCCGCGGGTGAAGCGGCGGAAGCCCTCGGCGTTTTTCCAGCCGTACAGCACGGCCGTCCAGAACTTCTGCCACGGATCGAGCAGGATCGGCTGGCGCGCCAGCGGACCCTTGATATGAAAGAAGAACGTCTCGATGAAGTCGATGACGTGCCAGGCCGCTGCAGGCTCGAAAGTCAGGCCGCGCTTGTGGCCTTCGACCAGGTCGCGGTAGTGACGCTCGACCGCGAGGTACACGTACTCGCCGACGACCACCTCTCCACGAAGCACCGGCAGACCGTAGGCGGTGTCCCACTCCTCGAGGAGTTCCGCCGGCGGCGTCAGGCGGGCGACGTGCTTTCTTGTTCGGCGCGCTTTTTCCCGGCGCTCCGTTCTCTTTGCGCGTGCGCCAGAAGATCCCCGAACAGATCGTCCTGCTGGCCCTCCTCGCCCATCTTCGCCTTCGCCATGACTGCCGACGGCAGGCTCAAGCATGCCTCCGGCAACCATTTGAGCAACTCCTGTTTGATATCGCGGGCGGCGTAGTACAGCGGATGCGGCTGGCTGTAATCGCTCTTCTTGGAAACCTGCAGGATTGATCCCTTGTTGCTGGCGATGTACTCCTGCAGCTCACGCTCCGCCTGGATGTACTGAATGAACGTCTTGCAGATGATCGTGATGGCGATCCCCGCAGTGCGATGCGGCAGGCCTTCGTCAGCCAGCACCGCGCAGATGTAGTCCCAGACCTTGCGCTCGCGCGGCGAGAGGTGTGATTCCGGTGGCGGCTCGGGCGAGCGGAGATCGACTTTTCGGTTTCCGCCACCGGCCGCCGGCGTAGCGGGCGTTTGCGCACCCATAGACGGCTCCTTTTCGTTGCGGCCACCCGAAACGTCAAAACGCCTCGCGTTCGTGGCCCTATCGGGCGGGAATTTCTACCCCCCCTCCCTTCCAAAATGGCGCGCCGTAAATGCACGCCTGGACGAACGGTCCGGGGTCGATCGACCTCCAGACTTTCGACACCCCCCCACCCCTACCGCCGTCGGGCAGGCATGACCCACGCGCCGGCTATCCAGCGCGCAACGGGCGCAGCCTCACGCTGAGCAACCGCCCGCTCACGCTGCGTCTTGGCCTTGTGGCAATCGACGTTGATTGCCTGCAAGTTGTCGTCGTCATCGCTACCCCCATTCGCCTTGGACACAATGTGATCGACCTCGCGCGCGACTCGAATGCGATCGAGCGCCTTGCAGTCCGCGCACTCGCATAGACCTTTGGCGCGTGCGAGGATGCGCTTACGCGTGCGCTCCCATTCGGCGTCGTACCCACGCTCATGTCTGCTGCCGCGCTCGCGGTCCGGCTGCCATCCACCACCTGACTTCGCATGCTTTGAGCAATAGCCCGGCTTGGCGGTAGCAGCGCCACAACCAGGCTGTCGGCAGATCGAGTGCGGTCGTGCTGGCATGGGATCGAATGAAAATGGTCCGGCGGGAACGGACGCGCCGGACAAATGAAAAAGCCCGCTTGCGCGGGCCAGGGAGAAATCGATTCGGCCAGCGTTGGCCAACCGCGGGTTGTTGTGCTGGACTTCCACCAGCCGCACACGGACACAGCTGCTGCCCGCACTCTTCGCGAGTCCGGCTACGCCGAAGCGCCCGCGCTGCGCACTGCGTTCGCTACTCGCGACATAGCTTTGGCAACTACACAGAAAGACTCGCGTCCACTTTGCCACCTAGGCGCGCCCGCTGGGATTGCAGGTCACAATGGCGGTCTCGGCACATCACCAAATGCACAAGCCCCGAGGCATTCGCACTCGGGGCTTCTTATCGTGGCACCCTCGACTATCGCAGGAACGCACATCCAAGCGTCAGCAAAGCTGACAGTCCCAATATCCACGGGATGCCCACATCGATCACCAACCATCGAATGCTTTGGCTCTCGACAAACAGCTTATGCCAAGCTTCGAATCTCTCAAGAGATACGGGTACTCGATTCGAATTAACGACATCTTCAAACGCCCGCATGTTCTTTTCGAGTTTTCCGATCACGTTTTCGACGGAACCCATCCTACGGAGAGTTTCTCCATCATAGGGACCTTCACGTGGTGCCGCCTGGATATGCGTGCGTACTTCACCTATCAGATTCCGCAATTCCTCAACTGCCGCAGGCACACCGCTTATGGCTCTTGCCTGGGTGACCCACCAATAGTGGAGTGTGGATTGCCGTGGCTCATCAGGATAGTCGCCATCTTCAGAGGCCAGTATTGCAGTTGTCTTAAATGCAACCTTTGTACCCGTCAGTCGAAGACGCCACTCCGCGAACGCCTCCCAAGCATACCAAGTGAAATGCACGAAGAGGTACAGCGTGATTACGAACGTGCCAATGTTGATCATGTCACTCGTGAGACCGATCAACTTGAGGCCAAGGACCGTGGACGACGGGTCAACGCGGACGTTCCCGAACACAGCGAAGAGCGAAACTATGCTCGCTAGCATCAAATTCCGTCTCACCCTGAGTGCATCGTCAACAAACTGCGTCGCCACAGGTTTGCCGAGGACACTCTCAACCTCCGATTTGCTGGCGCGCTGCATAATTCCGTCCTTAAGTGCTGATGGGGGAAAATCGTCGCCTAAACAAAAAAACCCGATCCTGTTCCTGAATCGGGTTTTACGTTGCGTATGGACGTGCGTCGTCCACGGCCCGAAATTTATGCCAGAAAATTCAGGGTGTCAACACTCGACACCCCGACGATCCAGAATCGGGCGGATCGCAGCCTTCGCCTGGGCGTACACCAAAGCCTGCCTATCACCCGCCCGCGGGTTGCGCCAAACGCCTGGTCCCATGCGGTTGCGCGCCTCGGTCCGGATTGCCAGTTGCAGATGGCCGTCCAGGTCGGCGACCGCCGCATCGGTCTGCTGCATTTGCCAGGCGTAGACATCGGCGTCGTGCAACTCGTCGACGCTATGCCACTGACGCTCGCTGCGCGCCTTCGAGCAGGTCTTGTCTTGGCTCATGAAGCCACGCGATATGGACTGCGCAGTAGCCTCCCAGCAGAACCAGTCGTACAGCAGGTTGTCGATCGCATCGAAATCCGGATAGTCGGCAAGCGACGGCCGGACCAGCTTGATCGGCGGCTTAGCGGTGTACATGTTTCCCCCGTTCCCCAACGATAGCGCGCATCCGCGCCAGTCCCTGTTCCGCCGCCGCGACCGACGGCGACGCCCCCACGTCCCGCGCGCCCGGTATCGGCGGCAGATGTTCCCGAGCGGCGATCGCCCACATCGCGCGCCAGTGCTCCGCCACCGCCGGCCAGGCGTCGGCGCGCAACGCGTCTGCACCCAAACGGACGGCGGACCAGTACACCGCGCGCGATGACCAGCTATCGCGGCCGGCAGCCACCAGCGGCATTTGCTCAACCGCCTCGCGGAACGCGTCTTCAGCTGTGAGCATCTTCCCTCCAACGCGGCCCCAGCATCCGCTTCATGCGATCGGCCCAACCCTCGGGCGCCGCAGTTCGTCGCGCGTCTGCTTCGGCAGCAGCCTGCGCTTGCGCCTCCAGCTCCGCCCTCCGTTGCTCGCGCCGCAGGCACACCCTCTCGGCATGCTCGGGCTCCCAGCCAACGACCTTGGCTTTGCCGATCATGAAACTCAGCGCCTTCCACCAACTGCGGATGGTCGTGACCTCCGACATGCCCTGCAGTTCGTCCAAAACGCGCTGTTGGTCCGCGAGAGATAGCCCAGCGAGCTTTCGCGCGACCTCGGCCCGATGCTCGGGCACCAGCCCCTGCGGCCACGCCAGATGTGCCTGCCACCGGATCGTCGGCTCTCGCTCGTTTTCTGAATGCCGCCTTTCCCCCACCGCACCGGCCGCCTCGTGGCGTTCCTCTGAGGGCTCGCCGCCGTCGCTATGCCGAAGTTGGGGGTCCAGTTCGCCCTCCCGCGCCGCAGGCGTGGGGGGCTGGACATTCATCCCTTCCGCGCCGCAGGCGTGGGAGGGGTTGGGGAGGGAAGAGAAGTTACCGGGATCCTGATGTGTGTCGGCTTTCGGCGCGGAACCACTTTGTGGATAAGCCCGCTTAGGCTTACCGCGCTTGCCATTGCGGGCGATCTGAGGGGCTATCGAACCGGTGTCGGCTTTTTTTCGGGCGGCGTTATCCGTGTCCGCGAGCAGGCACTGAAAACCGAGGCGTAACTGCGTGCCGATATCTCGCAGCAAGCCGTACTTTTCGAGTTGCTTGGCGCGCCGGCGCAGCTGCTGCTCGGAGGGTCTGATTGCCTTGAATCCGGGTCGGCCTGGCACCTCGGTGTCCTCCCGCAGGGATTGCCATGAGATGGCTTTCTCCTGAGAGCCAACGACGCCTGTCTTGAAGTTCATGGACCAGCGCAGTGCCATGTAGAGGCAGCGCGCCAGGTGATCGACGTAGCGAAGGGCAAGTTCCTCGCTGCGATTGATGCGGATGGCGTCAGTCATGAGAGTTCTCCTCCGAACCTGAAGGCCGCTCCAGAGTGCAGAGGCCGGTGAGCGCCGCCGCAACGTTGCCTCGATCCCAATGGAAGTAATGCTCAGTTCCCGTTGGGTAGGGATTCGCAGCTGCGGGGCAGCCGCCGGCGGCCTCCCCCTCGAGCTGCAGCGCTTCGATCGATTGAATGGGCAGATCCATGGCTCGATGACTCAAGGCCGCGCGAGGGCGGCCATACACAAGTGGTTGAAGGTGGAGACGAATGCGGCCGCCATATGGGGCCTGGTTTCGACGCGATATGCAGTGGTGGCTGCGACAAGCTGCGCCGCATATACGTCCCTGCTCTCTCTCGTCGGAAGCGAGGCCCAGCGCTCCGCACAAACCGCGGCCAAGGCAGACAGTTGGCCGGCGGCCTGAAACGACCAGAAGACATCGGCCAGCGGCCAATTGCACGCTCCGATCAAACGGATTGCGAATTGCCGCAGCGACCGCATCGCCTTGTCTGGATCTCGTTGTGCTGCGGCGATGTGTTCGATGTAATGCCACGCACAGCAGAGCTGGTACCGATGCGGGCAAGCGAAGCCCGCATCGACGCGCGAAGGCTTACAACATTGCATGTCAGCAGTGAAGCTGCGTGCAGGCACCGCTGCCAGGGCGGCAGCGTCCGCAATCCGACGATCTCGCATAGTCAGGCGCTGGCTTTCCTGCGGGATTTCTCAGCGCGCCGCTGGATATCCGCACGCCATGCGGCAATAGCTGCCTGAGCCTCGATGAATTCGCGCTCGATGTCGTCGAGTTCAGCCTCGGTGATTACGCCGTCGTCGGCAGCTTTCGTGACTGCGGTGGCCACGTCGCCGATTTCTTTCATGACGCGGATAACCGCCTGGGCCGGATCGCCGAGATCCTCGCCGGCCCTAGGCAACGCAACTGGAACAAGCCCGTGGCGCCAGCACAATGCCTCGAGGGGCATCGTTGCGTCCGGCATATTCGCCTCCTGGCACAGCTCGATGATCAACGACAGATCCTCGAACGTGATGTGGTGCGTGTTGATGCCGGGGCGCAGCTTGTTACGCAGGACGGGAACGGTAATGCGTTTCGCCAGGCGCTGGCTGAGCGCAGCAGCCAGCGCGACGATGCCGCCGCCTGGATAGCGACGGGCGACGTTATAGAGCGCCTCGTGTTGATCGGCGTCCGAGTATTCATAGGACACGGTAAACCCCCGGTGATTTGGCCGTGGCACCAAAGTGCGCCCGGCATTACTCTTTTCACAAATGCGGTCACGAGTGCCGCCACACCCAGGGAGAAATCTGTGCCTCACCCCGAGCGTCACCCTGTCCGCCTTATCGAATGCGTAAAGGCTGGCGGACCCGCCTTTAGCAGTAATTGGTGCGTACTCACGATCGGGGATAATCGAAGCCCCTATTCCTCAACCTCCACTGACCGGAGTACGCATGGAACTGAACCTAGACGACGCGTCGATCGACTTGCCGTGCCCGAAGTGCGGCCACGAGATACAAGAAACGATCGGACGGCTGAAAAACGACCCCGATCTCATCTGCCCGGCGTGCAAAACTGTGATCGCAATCGATGCGGCACAGCTCCGAGGGGGCATGGACGAGGCGCAGCAGAGCCTGGACGACCTCGAGCGGACATTCCGCGACGCCTTCAAGTAGCCCTCGACACTCGGCGATCGCTGCATCAAGAGGTGCCGTGTCCGCGAAGATCCGATATATGGCATCAGCCATCGATCGCTTTCCCTTCGGGACCTGCGAGACCACGCCGCTCTGCCTCGGCCAATCCACCGGGACAACCGCGCTCGCGCCAGTATTGGCCGAGTACGCCATGGGCTTGGAAGGTGCCACCCGGATACCCGAGCGCCTTCCAGCGCTCGTTTGCGGTGCGAGACGCCTCGCATTTCCGTCGCTCGAACTCGACTAGCGCTGGCGCAATCAGCCAGAGCACCAGACGGGCGTATAGCGTCATCAACATGGGGTTACTCCGACTTCGGATGAGGGGAAACGGGCTGATCGCCGGTCTCTGACGTGATGAACCTGTCGATCCTTTCGAGGGTGTCAGAGCGGGGGTAGTAGTCGGGCGAATTTGCGATTCGCTCGAGAGTCTTCGCGTTGATCGCCAGCCGACGCGCAATCGCTCCCCGCCGACCTTTCTGCGTTTGCAACCACTCACGAATCTGTTGGGTGTCTCTCATGAGCCCGGATGGTAGTACATATATGCACTTCGAACAATCGAAATGTAGTTCACATACGAACTACCCGGATCCGTACCATCGGGGGATGGTCAAAGCGCTACCCAAATCCCCCAGCCTGACAACGCTGATCGCTAGCCTGGATTCCTTGATAGGCCCCGGGAAACGGTTTGCCACGATCAACGCCATGGCGGTCGATCTCGGCATGCACCCGACCACATTGCGCCGCTACATGAATGGCGAGTCCGATATCACTCTTTCGATGCTGGACCACATTGCCGCCGGCCTGGGCGTCCATCCAGACGAACTCATGCGAGCGGGCGAGCATGAAATCCAACCCGCCCATGAACTAGTGCGCACGTGCCTAGATATCCTGCGCGGGCTGGATGAGCGTGACCTCCCCCGTGTTGTCCAAATGCTCGCAGCATATGCATCCCCCACGAAAGGGCGTCTTGAAAAGCCCTCATCCGCCGTTGACTTAGATGCTTTGACGGTGCCGCACCGCGCCTCGACCGAAGGGCGCGTGCGGGAAGGGGTTGCACGAAGTGGAACTGGTCAACATTCGAAACAAAGAAGGCGATGAAATCCATGACGCGCTCATCGCGCTCCTCCGCTTAAACCGAGAAGGCCGCATTCGCGGCCTCGCCTTTGGCCTCGCGCTTGACGACGGCGATTACAGGATTGGCATCAAAGGCAGTTCACGGCGCCACCCGATGGAAGCCTTGGCGCTCTTCGCCAGAGGCACATCAACGGCCAACAATCTAGTCTCCGAGCACCTGGAACAATTCGCTCCAAACGACCCATAGCAGACTATCGGACATATATGTCCGATTGAAAGATTTTGAGTCCACCCCCGCCTTGAGTAGTACATTTATGTCTGTTAAATAGTTCATATACGTACTACACTGCGCCCAGTTCCGTGGAGACATATATGAACTGGATCTCTCGCACAAAGGGGCGACTCTTATATGCGACCCTCGTACTAGCTGCGTTCGTTGTCCACACCTGTGCCGTCGAGGCCGACTCGCAAGCCGAGTCGCCCCGCATCCCCGCTCGCTACACGTAAGGAGCGGCCATGCATCTGCGTTACGACTGGGATCCTAAGACCCACCACGGCTATCGGGCCAGCCCAGATGTGTGGGTTGTCACCGACGATTTCGGCACGAGATTCGACGCTCTTTTAGACCGCCAAGCTGGTGATCCCCTACCGGACAGCTATCGGAAGCGCTCCGATGCGCTGTACCGCGAATTCGAGGATCCGGACTATTTCCGCCTGTCATTGGGGCGGCCGCAATGGCACCGGATCTCCGAAGCCATGGCTTTCTCCTGCCCGATGGGGCTGAGCATCGAGCTCCAGTTGCTGCTCGACTTCGAGATCCGCCCTCATTGGGATGAAGGCGCCGGCGACGCCTATTTCGATCGCAATCGCGGCGCCCGCATCGAGATCCTCTGCCTGAATGCGAGCCTGGTTGATGACTCGACGCACCCTGTGACCGTGAGCCAGGCCGAGCTCGAGGAGTATTGCTGGCAGTACCTCGATCTCAAGCGCAAGCGCGAGACGGCCGGCGCTCTTACTGCGGCAGCGGAGGTACTGGAGTGATCCGCTTCCGCATCACCATCGACGGCCGGCTCTCCTACTCCGGTCTTTTCCGCAGTTCGTGTGACGCGATCATCGACGCCCTCGATCGCGGCGCACGCACGGTAAGCGTGGTGCCTGCATGAACGGCCGCCGTTTCACCAAAGCCGATCTGATCGACGAGTTCCACCGCGTCCGCGGCAGCGGCATCGCGGAGAACGAAGTCGAGCGGAGATCCGTCGCCAGGGCACTCCGCCGCTCGCTTCGCGCTTATCTCAAAACCCAGGCCAACCGCCCGCCGGCGCGGCCTCGCTTCGATCCCGCAGTACCCGACCACAAACGCCGTCAGGCAAACGACCTCGACTGAGGAGATCCACATGTTGATTGGAATAACCGGCCGCGCAGGCACCGGCAAGGACACTGCTGCCGACTATCTCGCGAAAGCGCATCGCTTCATGCCCCTCGCGTTTGCATCGCCTCTGCGCATCATGCTCCAGGCGGGCCTCGGCCTTACAGACGAGCACTTTACTCAGGCGCGCAAAAACGAGCGCATCGACTGGATTGGCAAGTCGCCGCGCCAGCTGATGCAGACACTCGGCACCGAATGGGGTCGCAACCACGTGAACCGCTCGCTGTGGATCAAGGTCGCCGAGCGCGACTGCGACGCACTTGCCGGACTGGACGTTGTGTTCACTGACGTGCGCTTCGAGGACGAAGCCGCGATGATCCGCAGCCGCGGCGGGATCATCGTGCGCATGGTTCGCTTCGAGGCTACCCCGGTGCATGCACACGTGAGCGAGGCCGGCATACCGCTGCAAACGGGTGATCGCGAGATCCATAACAACGGCAAGCTGTTCGACCTCTACGACAAGCTCGACGCCATCGTGGGTGAAGAATCGTTCGTGGGAGCCACGGCATGAGTCGCGGCATCCCTCTTCCCACCGCCATTCTGCTGGTCGGCCAGCACACCGTGATTCGGCGGGCAATCCGCGGCACGCCGCATAACACCTACACGGTGATGTTCGGCCGCTCGCCGGTCTGGACAATCATGAGCCATCCGTCGGAGGAGGATTGCGCAGCTGCGATCCGGATCCACTGCGGCATGACTTCGCTGACACCGGCGAAGCGCGGTCGCCCCGCTCGCGGCAACTTCAATGGCGCAGTCCGCGCAGCGAGGCCCGCCGCATGAAGCCCCGCCGCTCCCGTCCCGTCCGAGTTCCCATGATGCCCCACAACCATGGCCATCTGCAGCTGACGCTCTACGCCGACCTGACGCAGTTCATCAGCTCACCTCAGCCTCTTGGCTACAACCGACTGACTCGTCTGCTCGACATCGTCTCGATTTGCATGACTCTCCAGGGCATCGCGGACAACCGCGCCCAAGTGCAATCGGCACGCCGCGCGATGGTCGCGATCGAGCAGCGCTACGCACGCACCGGCGTGCTGGCCGTCACCGGCCTCGACGCGCTCACGCTGCGTGCTGCCGCCCCTGCCATTGAGGCCGCTATTGGCCGCATCCGCCTCGACGCCTTTTCCTATGCCAACGCCCTCGTGCAGCACAAGATGCAGCTGCAGGGCGTGGCGATTGCCGACTGACATCAGGAGCCACAATGAACAATACCCCTGAATACGTGACCGTCCGCGTCCGTGACCTGCATATTTCTCCGAAGAACACGCGCAAGCGCCCCTCCAAAACCATCCGTGAGCGCGCCGCTTCCATCAGGCACCACGGTCTGCTCAAGCCGCTGATCATCGAGCACGTGCCCGGCAAGGGCAAGAAACCTGGGCACTACGAAGTCATCGACGGTGGCACCAGATTGCGTGCATTGGAATTACTCATCCAAGAGAATTTTCTCGACTCGGAGCATCGCATTGTCTGCTCGCTCTACACGGGCAACGCGGCAACCGAGATCAGCGTGGCAGCCAACATGCATGAGGGCATGCACCCCGCAGACGAGTTCGAGGCATTCCGTGAAATGATCGACGCCGGCGCCACAATCGAAGAAGTCGCGGCCCGTTTCGGTACAACGCCTCTCACTGTTCAGCGTCGGCTGAAGCTCGCCAATGTTGCGCCAAGCCTGATCCAGGCTTACCGCGATGACGAAGGGATCAACCTCGACCACCTGATGGCGCTGGCGATCAGCGACGATCACAAAACCCAGGAGAAGCTTTGGAACAAGGTCAGGAATAATCAGTGGGACAGAGCTCCCGAGCGCCTGCGCCGCGCACTCGTCAGGGCTGATTCGATCAATGCGGCCCAAGATAAGCGCGCTCGCTTCGTGGGCCTGGACGCTTACGAATCCGCCGGCGGTCCGGTGGTGCGAGATCTGTTCAGCAACGGCGGTGGCTTCATCGGTGACGAGGGCCTGCTGCAGCGCCTAGCGGAGGAGAAGCTGGAGGCAGCCGCCGCGGACGTGCGCGCCGAGGGCTGGTCATGGGTAAAGACGGTTGACCAGTGGACCTACTCCGACGAAATGGCCTACAGCAAGAGCCAAGGCAAAAAGCGCGATCTGACCGACGAAGAGGCAGAACTGCTGGCCGGCCTGCGTGAGCGGGAGGAAGCCCTCGACAAGCAGGTTCATGCACTCGATATCGAGGACGAGGAACTGGTAGCCGAACTCGACGATGTCCGCGGACAGATCGAATCGATTGAAGCTCTGCGGCTGGAATACACCGATCGCCAGAAGGCTAAGGGTGGTACCGTGCTGACCATCGACCACGGCGGCCAGCTGAAGATCGTCCGAGGCCTGATCGTGCCAGCCGAACGCAAGGCGAAGCAGCCGACCGAGAGCACAGCTGGCGGTGGAACCGGCGAGGAAGCCCCCGCAGCGGACGAGGCCGAACGACCGCTATCGGAACGACTAGTCACCCAACTCACCGCACATCGTACCGCGGCTCTCCAGGCGCTGGTTGCGCAGTCGCCCGCGGTAGCACTGGCCGCCCTACTACTCGCCCTGGTGCCGCAAGTCTTCATGTCGCCGGAAGACCGGTATCGCTACAGTGCTGCGGCCAAGGTCTCGCTCACGAATAACCGCGGCTGCGGCCGGCAAGCCGCCGACGACCTAGATGGCTCCCGCGCCTGGGTGAGCCTTGAAGAGAGCATCGGCCGCTGGCAGGAACGTCTACCCGGCGAAGACGAGGATCTGTTCATCTGGCTCCAGAACCTCAGCCAGGCCGACCAAGTCGATTTGCTCGCCGTATGCGTGGCTCATAGCGTCAACACCGTCGAACAGCGGGAGGACTCCGCTGGCCATGCCGTCGCGCACCAACTGGCCGCCGCCGTCGGCCTCGATATGGCCGACTGGTGGGAGCCGACAGCAGGCTCTTACCTGGCCAACGTGCCCAAATCTCGACGCATGGCCGCCGTACGCGAGGCCGTGGACGAGCAGGCCGCTGAGCAAATCGCCGGCATGAAGAAGGAAGCGATGATCGGCGCGGCCGAGGAATACCTCGCCGGCCGCCGGTGGCTCCCTCAAATCCTCCGCCAACCAGGTTCGCATGCAGCGCCAACAGAAACGACCACGCCGGCAGCGGGAGACGCCACCGAAACCGCAGAGGTTGGCACTCCGGTCGCCGGACCGAATGTGCGCCTGGCGCGCGTGCGGTACCGCGATGAGAACGGCAACACCTGGACGGGTCGCGGCAAACGCCCTGCCTGGGTCGAACAGGCTCTCCAGGCCGGCAAGTCGCTCGACGAGCTGCTGGTCCAACCCGCCAACACCATCGCCGAGGAGGCCTGACATGCTAACGACCGACAACGTATTCGCGAGCATGCGCGAGGCGTTCACAGAACTCATTGGCGCCGCGCGGCGGTGGAGCGCGGCACACCATGAGCGCCGCAAACGCGGAGACCTCAAGGGCGACCTGCAGATTGCCGAGCGCAATGCTGGACAGGATCTGGAGGAAGCGCTGCACCTGGCCGAGACATACATCCTTTCGCAACACAGTGACGACGTCCACGTTGACGCCATGGCCGACGCCATGAAGGCCCGACTCGCCGAAAAGCGCGCCGAAGGCCGAGGCGGGTGGGACGATGCTGACCACTGCACCGTCGAGTATCTCGCCGCGCTGCTCGTGGGCGCTGTCGTCAAAGGCAAGTCCGTCGATGTGGCCAACTTCGCGATGATGCTTCACGAGCGCAATGCGCGCCCTGCAGTACTGACGAATGCGCTGATCAACCATTGCGCCCGCGCATGCCCGCCTTCGCTCGAAGGCTTGGCCGACGAGCTGCTCATGCCTCGCGAGAACGCGCTCGACGCCGAGGGACATTTAATTCACCCAGCACTGCCCGGCATCGACGAGAGCGTCCGGATGGATCTGCTACTCCACGCGTTCGGCCTTGAGACCTGGTTCGTCGATATGGAACACGATGATCCCACTGGCTTCGACCGGTACATGGAGTCCAATAGCGCAAACTGTAGCTACTGGACCCCTTCGCGACCAGATGGCGACGGATGGGTTCTGGTGGCGATCTACGACACGGAAGATGGCCCGACTGCCATGTACGTTCGCCGACGAAGAGAAGCAAAGGCGTCCCGGCGCCTTGCCGGCAATGGCCTAGCCCTTGAGGGCAGGATTTCCGTGTGCAATGCCACATACGGGGACATCACGATCACCCTCGACCACTATGTCCCGCGGCACTTCGATGTCGGCACCTCGGTCGTGCTGTGCTTGGTCGAAGACCACGATAGTTCCTCGCACCAAAGCGTTCACGCGGCACAGCCTGCGAAGGAGGCCACAAATGGCTAATACCGCAGATGGCCACCCCACCCGCCGTATCGTCCCTGCCGGCAGCGTAACGGGACCAGCTCCGACCTTTCCCGCAAGCGTATTCCATCTGGCGGCTACGATGAGCAGCGAGCCGGCCGCGATGGAAACGGAGGCCACGTCATCTCGCAACCAGGATGTCGCGACAGAGTCGTCAGCGCCCGCTGCGCTGATCAGCAAAGTAGATCGCGCGGTTGCCTATGTCGAGCAGTACGGCGAGGCCTCGCGCACTGAGCTCGCGGCCGCCATGGGACTGGAATCGCCGTCCCATGTGAAATCGTTTCTCAAGACGCCACTGGCTGACGGCCGACTGACTTGCGACGGCGATCGCTTCATGATCGGCACCGGCAAGCCGTTGGCAGCCAAACCGCGGCGAACGGCTGCCCTCACTCCAGCTGCTGCTGAGCACGCCACCGAGCCCGCGCAGATGCAAGGCGTCAACATCGATAAACCGCACGCCGTGATCGCCACGCCAACCGCTCAAGTTCTGCTCAACGGCCTGGGAATCACTGTCCGCACCGACGGATCGCTGCGCATCACCGCCAACGGCAAGACGGTGGATCTCGATCCCACCCAGGCGCGTCTCATGAGAGATTTTGCGGAGCTGCTCGGCCGTCATGGCGTCTCTGCGTCTGGCCTGGCTGTGGCCGCGCCCTCAAAGTCGACGACTGACCCGGCGGATGCTCGAGAAGGAGCGCTAGCATGATTCTGTGGATGCTTCACATTGCGGGTCCGGACGACGTGATTGCCGCCCCTTCGCACGAGGAGGCTGATCGAGTGGCAGCGGCCTTCAATGAACTTCACTCGACTCTCACCGCCAAGATGCGGGCACTAGCCGTGAAAAGGGGCCATGACCCGCTGAACTACCCTACCATCCGCGCCGTCGTACGGGAATGGGATGGCACAGCCGAGGAGCACCTCGAATGCCTTACCGCTCATTGGCACGAGTACTCGCCCTATCCCGATATGGTGAGCAGCGCGAGCGACAAGTTTCACGCGGAGGCGCCGTGAGCGAGAACAGCAAAATCGAATGGACCGACCACACGTTCAACCCGTGGGAAGGCTGCCAGAAGGTGGGGCCTGGCTGCGACCGCTGCTACGCCGAGACGCGAAACGCGCGCTTCGGCGGCGGTGTGGCCACCAACTGGGGCCCGGGCGCACCGCGGCGCCGTACGTCGCCGGCGAACTGGCGCAAGCCGCTAGCCTGGAATGCCGCGCACGAGAAATTCTTCGCGGCGCATGGCCGTCGGCAGCGAGTGTTCTGCGCCTCGCTGGCGGATGTGTTCGACAACGCAGTGGATCCCGTGTGGCGCGCCGACTTGTTCGACCTCATCGAGCGCACGCCCAAACTGGACTGGCTACTGCTCACGAAGCGTATCGGCAACGTGCAAAAGATGGTCGAGGCTGCGACATGCCTTTCATCCCTGCCCGACAACGTCTGGCTTGGCGCCACAATCTGCAACCAGGCAGAGGCTGACCGGGACATCCCGAAGCTGCTTGAAGTGCCCGCGCGCGTGCGATTCCTTTCGATGGAGCCGTTGCTCGGCCCGGTGGACTTGCGCAACATCGAGGTGCCACACGAGAACGACCAACTGCGGCGCACGTGGGACTACAAGGGCTATACGTTCAATGCTCTGTCCGAGCATGATGACGATCGCTTCCACCAGGCGCCTGCGAACATCGACTGGGTAATTGTCGGCGGCGAGAGCGGCCACGGCGCGCGGCCCATGCATCCGAACTGGGTCCGAAGCTTGCGCGATCAGTGCGGCGCAGCCGGCGTGCCGTTTCTATTCAAGCAGTGGGGAGAGTGGGGCCAGTACGTCAACGAGGACCACTACACGCACTGCGACAAGGAACTTCATGCCCATGCCTGGGTGGACTCGGCCACAGGGTCGCACGGCAAGTGTTGGGTAGTAGATGACGATGGCACGTGGTCGAACTGGACCGGTGATCCGCCACAAGGCCCCGGCGGTTCCGTCGCGCCGAGCGTCGCCGTGATGGGCTGGCACGGCAAGAGGGCCGCCGGCCGCCTGCTCGACGGCGTGCAGCACGATAGGTTTCCATTCCAGCACAATCGCCCGGGAGCAAAGTAATGAGTCTGCTGACCCAGGCGTATGTACTTGAGACGTACGGGCCACGACTGAGCATTGCACAACTCTCTGCGCTTCTCGACATCACAGAGGGGACGATCCGAAATCAGGTTAGTGCCGGTGCCTTCCCTATCAAGACCTACGTTGAAGGGGGAAGGCGCTTTGCGTCCTATCAGGCTGTCGCCGAGTATTTGGATCGGATGGATGCTCTGGCCAGAGGCAGGCGACTCGTGGCTGCATAGCATGCCAAAACGCGACGCGGCAGCTTCCGATCCCTAACGAATAGGCAGGAACTCGGTCTCGTGCAATGTTGCATGTAAGACTTATGGTCAAGAGCAATGCTCGCCCTTAGAATACGCCACAATTTAACCCCCGCTGGCAGAGGAGTCTTCAGAATGTCATCTTCGTTTGTCACCCCATTGCGATACCCTGGTGGCAAAGGCCGACTTGGTCATTGGTTGGGCACGTTACTTCGACACAATCGTCTAAGCGGCGGCTGGTACGTGGAACCCTATGCCGGCGGCGCGGGAGCGGCGGTTTTCCTATTGACCCGAGGACTGGTCAACCACATCGTCATCAATGATGCAGATCCTGCGGTGTATGCCTTCTGGCATTCCATCCTCCACGATACCGAGCGCTTTCTGCAATTGCTTGATGACACCCCGATCAACGTGGAAACGTGGGAGGCGCAGCGCGGCATACATGCGGCGCCGGCGGAGCACGACATGACGGAAGTAGGGTTCGCGACTTTCTTCCTGAACCGCACCAATCGTTCAGGCATTCTCGCGGGCGGTGTAATCGGCGGGAAAGATCAAACCGGAAACTACAAGATAGACGCCCGCTTTAACAAGGGCCAGTTACGTGATCGCATTTCCCTGCTGGCTTCCATGCGACGACATATCTCCATCTATGGCGTTGACGCGATGGATCTCGTGCGCGGCATCGAGGCGGATTTGCCAGAGCGCTCTCTGGTCTACTTTGATCCGCCCTATTACGAAAAGGGCAGCCAACTCTATCGGAATTTCTACGACCACGACGACCACAAAGGGATCTGTGAGGTTATCGGAACAATAGATACGCCATGGCTTGTTACGTACGACAACTGCCAGCAGATTCGGGATCTGTATGATGGATACGATTCCATCGAATTTGGCCTAACTTACTCCACGCACCTGAGCCGACCCAAGGCAACCGAGATCATGTTCTACCAAAACCTAGCGTTGCCAAGCCCTCCCGAGTTACGGCGATAGCTCGCACTTAAGCCCTATCTGATTCGTACCAGCAGTGCACGACGAAGTGGCCAATTTCATCCCATAGCGAATTGAGAGTTTGCTTTTCTGGGTGGAAGCTGTCTGAGTGCACATACCCGTGCAGGGTTTTTACGTTCAGAATCCCAGACTCATCCCTTGTACGCGAAATGATCACAGCATACCGATCATCCGACAGAATCCCGCGCTGTTTCATGTGATCAGCGACCGATGCAACATTCTTATGAAATGCATCCTTTCGTGGAAGTCCGTGCCGGTCCCGGTACTGCGCCTCACTGATGTCCAATAGCGAGCGAAACAGCACGGCTACAGCAATTGGCGTCTCCGTAACCTTCAGAGTTTGCAACTCGCTGATAATATTACGAACCTTGATTTGGTCCTGCGGCACTGCGATTCCCGGGCGATTCTGGGGAAACAGGCGAGCACGGTCCCACGACGGCTTGCGCGGAGAGTTGGGACGGGTGCCATTACTCCCCCCAGTCGATCCAGGCCGAGCGGTTCCATTCGTACCGCCGTCACCCTTGCCGGCCCCCTGACCCATGCCTTCCCCAGCGGCGCCAGCCGGCGCACCGCTACCGGGCGAGCTAACTCCCGGCCCAGCGCTGTCACCTTGCTGTCCCCGCTGCCCTGTGCCCCCAGCTGGTTGGCCTTGCCGAGCTCCGCCTTCGTCAACGCCCGCTTCCCCCCTAACCCGCGTGAGATAGCCTTTCTGTTGATCAACCGTAAAGATGTCGTTCACCTTTACATTGCCAGATTGCAGGTCAACAATGATGCGATTGGCCATGCGGCGAATCTTATCGACTGGCAATGCCGGCACCAGATCATCGTCACTGACAGTAAAGCCGAGCCCCTTCAATGCCTCGACATTCAAAAGGCGAGTCAGGGTTGTCAGCGGAAAATCGTCATCCACGGGCAGACCCTGCAACTCAGCCCAACGTAGATACTGCGCAGCCCTTTTGTTCTGGTCGGCTTGACCATGTCGAAGAAGAAAGGCGACACGTAGATACGCGGACCATGTCATCTGGCCTACGCCACTAAGCTCGCCTTGATGTCGCACCAGCAACTCTTTCAACATTGCGGATTCATCACCCGTCGCCAAGCAGTCAATCGTCTTGGGGATGGACTCTTGGTACTTCTCCGCAATAGCTCGAATCTGCGCCCGCAGACGCTCGTCAGGGGACAGTTCTGGATTGTTCAGGAGCTTCAACGCAGTGACGCGCCGATTCCCATCACGGACCACCCACTTCTGCTCGTCGTTTTTCGAAACCAAGATGGGGACCGTCGACAGCCCGTCCTCCGCGATATCTTTCAGAAGCTCCATGAGCTGGGCCTCTTTGCGGAGAATCTTTTCAATGCAATCCGCCTGGTCAGACCCCGATCGAATGCGGGCATTTTCCGGGTCGAGCAATAGCTCAAGCACGGGGATATCTTTGACAACAGAAAACTTCCGACGCGTCATGTTATTTTGTCCTGCACCCGGTTTCCCGATAAGCCGCCAAAATACCAAAGGTGTAGCGGGCCATCAAGCCGCTCACCAAAGACCTGCGATCGTAAGGCCTAGCGCCATCTACAAAGCCTTAGGAGGCGGTCATGTCCGCATTTATTTGCGCCGGCAGGTGATGACGTGTCCCAGGGCGAATCGAGCTTCCTGCCCGAGCATGCGCCAGTAGCTTTCGGGACAAACCGAGTTTTACGCCCCCCTCCAAAGGGGTACGCATATCTCTATCACGCAGAGGCGTTGCTACAAAATTGCTACAGCGCCAACTTGATCCGTTGCAAATCAAGTCTCTACATCATCATTCCACACCGTGAACTACGGCGAGCGGACCATCGCTCCCGTTGCCGGGAGCCGGGGCGGAGTATAGCAAAACGAGGGGCGCCGGGTTGCGAAAAAGGCCCGCCGGTGTAGGGTTGCTTCCTTATGCGGCAAACACGACGTCGAACAGCGATGTCGGAATGAGGCCGCGACCCAGCTGTTTTGCCGCCAGAGCCATATTGAGTTCATACAGCTGCCGCACCCCGGGCACCGGCACTGCGACCCGCACCCTTAGCGTTCCGGTGTCGAGGTCCTGATACACGGTCATGGATCGCATGGCGAGGCGGCGCTCGCACAGGACGTCGTTTGCTGTCTGCAGATGTGTGGCCACGATGTCATCGGCCACGCCGAACTCGCGCGACATAGTCATGATGGCGCGCGCCCTCTCCTGCGCGCCCTCGATCTCGCAGACGGCGACCACGCGCCGGGTCGTCATGGTGACGACGGTAAGCTTGACGCCATCCAGCCTCTCGACGCGCGAGGCGTTCGTCATGGTGAGGCGGCGCTACGCCGCTTGTAGCAGCCGTGCCAACGTGTAGGACTGGCCGACCTCGCTTTTGCGCAGCAATACCTGCCACCGTTTCCCGACGATGTCGCCGAGGGCGAACGCCTGCTCGCGGAGAAGCTCGCGGTCTACAGTGCCCTTGTAGAGCAACCGTCGTCCTGCCTGATCCGCAGTCATATCGAACCGTCGCCCCTCGGGTAGCAGAAACAGATACCCTTCGACTTCCACTTCGCTTTCGATGCTCGGCTCGCCATTCCACTCGCCTGCCTCGCGCGCGGCCTCAGTGCTATCGAAACTGGCGATGGCCGCTTCGAGATCCTTCTTGCGGGATGCGAACTGATGCCACGCGATGGAGTCCGGACTCATAGTTGCGAGGAAGCCATTCACCTCCCCTAGGTCGGCCTGAAGCCACGCAAGATTACCGGGCAAAACCATCGTCTTCTCCCATCCTCCCGAAGTGCCTGAGCGCCTCGCGATACGCCAGCCATCCCCGCAGCATGATCCTCCGCTGCGGCGAGGAGCCGAATCGTTCGACGAGATCCTGCGCGCTGACCGCGTACGGTGACATGAGCGTCGCCGGCTGCGCGGGGTTCGATCCCACGTATGGCGGCAGCACGCCAGACGTGTTGAAAGGTGGAATTCGCGTTTGCAT